TTCGCCTTGCCGTAACCATCCAACTTGGCCTGCCATGCCTTCTGCTGATTCATAACTTCAGCTTCTTGCTTGGCGTTAGCATCATCAGCTTGTCGCTTGCGCTCAAACCAATTTGCCAATGCTTCCTCGTACTTATCGGCGTCATAGTCGTGATCTTCCAGCTTTGGCTTATTACCTATCACCACTGGCTTGGTCTCAGGTGGTGCGGCTTGTAGCCTGCCTTGCAATTCACGATTCTGCCGTTGCAGTTCTCGGTTCGTCTTACGCAACTCTTTAACCCATTCAGGCGCAGGAGTATGTTCTTCGGGAGGTGGCGCTTCCTCACCAATGCTGACAACAACTTCTTCGGTATCTTCTGGTTCAATCTCTTCAACGGGTTCGCTGACTTCGATTTCCTCTTCTTCTACTTCAGGTTCATTGTCTTCAATTACTGCCTTTTGATTCATCTTTGACCCCATTCAACTCACCCACTTTGAACGGCTGGGTGGTAACCGTTGTTTTGATTGTCGTACTTTTTTTCTTACCTGACAACAGGCTGAACAATCTGCCCTTGCAGAATTTGCTGAACAGCCTCGGTATTTGTCAATGCCATGTTTTGTGCGCTCTCTTGAACTTTGCCCAAAGTTTCCAGCGTCTGGGCACGTTTAAGTTCTGCCGCCGCCACAGTTTCCACGGTATCCGCTCTGGCTTTGGCTGCTTTAGCTATTGCTTCTTCAGCCGCCGCTTGCAGGAATACAGCGTTCGGGTCTTGGGTCTGCCCTTGCATCTCAGCCATCATTTCCTGTGCTTCGTCTTCGGTTGCCTGCACAACGCCCATCCGCAGTAACTTCTTGCGGAAATAAGCATTGGCATCCCCAACGCCCTCGCCTTCCATGTTCATCATTGCCATTGCAGTCAGGACTTGGGCTGTCTCAGGGTCTTGGGTGATTTGCAGCATCCCAGTCAACGCTCTGACCGTGGCCGCACGTTTACTGCTGGATGATGGGCCAACCTCGGCAATCACATCAAAGGTCGCAGCACTCAAGTCATTCGCCATCACCACTGCACCAGTCTCGGTGTCAATCGTGGGTTGCATCAGCTCAACCATGCCAGCTTCACCAGTGGGCGCAATGGTTTTCATCTTGCGCTTGTCCTCGGTGTAGATTTCCTTTGCCATGCCAAGCCATATCTCGCCGCATCGCTTCATACCCTTGGCAAAGTTGCTCATGTAAATGAACGTCTGCATATCCACACGGGTTTGAATCATCTCTACCGCTTTGCCTGATACGCCCGAAACCATCTTGTCTGCGCCCTGCGGGTTGCCCAAAATGTCCTGCATATCCTGCTCGGTAATCTGCAACAGTGCCGCCATTGCAGGCGGGATTGCTGCCGACTTGGTGTAAGCCAATGGCCCAGTCACTTGAGTGTTGCCATCTGGCCCAGTGATTGGGTTGACCAGCAGATAAGGGTAATCCCGCAGATTGTCTTCAGCCCACATCACTTGATGCCCTGCTACTTGCTCAGGGGTCATGATGGGCTTTTCGATACTCGACAGTGCGCTGATCTCGCCCAGCTTGGACAGTTGCATATTCTTGAGGCGTTGGGCATCTTTAGCCAGGCGCACAGCACCCATGCATCGCTCGATGTTGTCCACAAACCACCGTTTGCCGTAGACCACCACGATGGGGATGTTTCGGCCTGCAATGTAGCCTGCATCTTCCAGCACCTTGCCGCCCGACATGATGTATTTGCGAACCCGCATCCGCTTGATACGCTTTTGGCGCACCTCACGAGTGCCGACTGCCATCAGGGTTTCCTCTAGCGTCTCATCGTTCGCAAAGTCCGTTTGGGTGTAGCGTTCCTCAGTTCCATCAATGGCTTCGAATATGCGGATAACCTCGGTCTTTTCCTCGACCTTGTAGTACTCGGCCACAAACACCACATCTGGTGTTGCCCAGTCAAACTCGTACTGGTGAATGATCTTTGGCCAGTCCGTTGGGTCATCGTTGTAGGTTTCTTTGTAGCTTTCACGGGTCATGCTCGTGACCACAAAGGCATATTTGGCATCTGACTTGTCTTGCCGCTTGGCGTTTAAGTCAAAGAATACAGAGCTGTCAGCATCAAAGATTGGCTCGAACCTGATGCGCTGGCGTTCGTTCTCTGGGTCTTCTTCGTCCTCGTAGACAGTCCGCAAACGCCATGCGCCAATACCACCGCCTACGGCTTCTTCAAAGGCGTTGTCGTAGGCTTCGTCAGCCACCGATGCCTGTTCATCAGCACGATATAACCCATCGCAGACTTCGGCCAGCTTGTCGTTCTCAGTCCCGTCTTTGCTTACATAGTCAACGGTGATGCGGTTATTTCGGTATTCGTTAACGATGCGAATGACCGCCAACATGATTTTGTTGACCTCAAACTTGGGTTTATTTTCGTACTGATCCCACAATGGACCTTCCCACTGTGCTCCGCAGAGAGAATAAAACCGTCTGTCTTGCAGGCATTGCAGGCGTTCATCCCGCAGCGCAGTTTGTATGTCGTTGAACTGCCGCAGTGCTTCAGCGTGCAGATTGGCAAGGCGTTGGTCATTGGGTATTCGTGCCATATTTGTCCTTTTGGGGCGATTATCTACCAGCGTTTGACATTGGGCAATGGCGTAAATGTAGCTGGTTTTGTGACCGCTGACCGCCTAATGCCCTCACACGCATACCGCAAAGCATCAATCACATGATTCTTTTTGTCCTCAAGCTGGGGCAGGATTCGCCCCGTCAATGGGTCAGATTTATAACTGTATAGGCTTAATTCGTCAATGGTGTGAATACAGCGAGGATGAACAACGATGTCGTAGTTCTTCAAGAATTCGATGCCTTCCTCAACAGACTTTGGCCCTTTGACAGCTGTCATGATCTTGGGAAAGCCGTTGCGCTTCATGTGGCTGATGGTCTCTGGTCTGGCTGAGTCGGCAACGATAGGCCACTTCTCTGCCTCTGGTACTTGCATGAACAGTTCAGGCGTGTTGACAATCTCACAGCCCACCATGTACGCCTCATAGTCAATGTACAGGGTGCGCCCAATAATGTGGCAGCGCACCAAAACTGTTGGGTCAACCGAGAATCCCCAGTCCGCACCCAGTCGGTGAATGGCCTCTGCTGGGGCTTCAAAGTCATCAATCTTCCAGTTTCTGAATACCCTGCTGTTGCTGTTGCGTAGGTACTGCCCCATCCAAACGTGCTGATACTTGTCAGGGTCACGCCGTTTGTCGTACTCCATCTCGTCCTTCAGGACTTGTGGAAACCACGGATTTTCACCAAAGTTCACCTTGATGACCGTTGCACTGGCTGGCGGTTCAGGGCCACGCAGTAGAAAATCAACTGGGTCGGATTGCTGGCGTGGATTCCATGTAAACCACAGTTCGCTGTTGGGCTTGCGGATTGTTGGCCTTAATAGGTCAAGGCTGGTCTGGCTTAATGACTGAGCTTCTTCTACCCATGCGCAGTCGTACCCTTCCAGCGACTTAATCGAGTCGGCGGTGTGGTTCTGCATCCCTTGGAAAATAATCGCCCCATCGCCCTTTTTGGACTTGATGACCGAATCTTGGACTTCAAAGTAAGCCCCTGCGTTCATAGCCTCAATCTTGGTTTCCAGCAGACGTTTGACTGATTGGTTAAGGGACTTCTGGATTTCACGGACGCAAACGCTTCTGCGCTTGGGGTCGAGGATGTGTTCCTCAATCATCAACTCAGCAAAGGCATGGGACTTACCGCTGCCCCGACCACCCCATGCGCCCTTGTATCGGGCTGGCTCAAGCAATGGCAAGCACCATTCTGGAGTGTGGATTTGTAGGGTTTTACCCATTTTTGACTACAACACGTTCAAGTTTTTCAAACAGTGGGTTTTCTGGGTCACTGGAAAGCTCTAACTTGTCGCCCCATTTTTTCGGGGCCAACTTCGACAAAAGCCATTTTCTAGTATCAACCTGTAATCTCTGTTTTTGCACTGCGCCAGAATCGGTTGCGCCGCTGTCTGTACTTCCAACAGGAGTATCAGCAATTCTTAAGGTCTCCGAGGCTATGTATTCGATTAAGTCTTCCCTCGCGCGCGCGTACTCTGCCGCCATTTTAGAGTCATCATTAAGCCAGTGGTTAAATGTACTTTGAGGCAGGCCGATTTGTTTGCAGGCTTGGTGGGCGCTTAGACCGTTTCGCATACCCGCAAAGACCAATTCGGCTAGTTCTGTTCTGTCTGGGCTTTTTGGTTTAGTTTTGGGTTTGTTGACGGTTTTCATTTAAGTCTCCATCGGTTTGGGAACATCCACAGGCCAATCTTCTGCGAGAGCCGCAATGGTTGCAATATGCGCCTTTTGCCATAAGTCTTGCCTTTCCTGTTTGCTTAGTGTTTTCCCTTGGTCAATCTCGTAATGGCATTTCAGGCATAAAGCCGCCACCAGATTGTCATCCGCTTTGATTCCTCTGCCCTTGCCGCCACCCCAGTTTGTGTGTGCTGCTTGGACCATGTGACCAGAACCGCAGGCTTGGCAGTCAAGACTTGCCACCATCTTTAGCAGTTTTTTGCTTCTGACGTATTGGTGTTTTTCTATCAACGATTGTCTCCAGTGTTGTAAACCTGTGCTCATTTGCACATTCCATGCGCCTGCGCCTCGTGTTACCTGTTGATGTTCGGGTTTCTTTCACGATTGTCCATGTCCCACAAATAGGGCATTTCACTGGTGCGCCCTGTCTTGGTTTCTGTTGGTTGCTTCCCGTGAGCGCCAAATCTCGATGTCAAGTCGTGCCGACTCAATCTCCCATTTCAGCGTTTCCTCTTTTTCAATCGCTTCAGCCAGTCCACGGATAAGCTGTTGATAACTTGGGTGTGCATACGCTTCCCGCTCCTGTGCGTTTGCCGCTTCAATGCCCAATGTTAAGGCATCTTTCATTAGCAGGGCTTTTTTGGATTTGCGGAATTCCTCAAGATAAACACGTTGGGCTTTGGCTTCCCCAAATGCTGGAGCTTTATCTCTGATGGCTTGCGCCGCATCTTCTGGTCTCATTTAATCTCCACAAAAACAAGCTATTGTTTCCTCTGTTGCGTCAAACAAATCTATTTGGTCTTTTCCAAATTGGCTCATTGAAGCATAGGTCGGGCGGTCTTTTGAAAATCTGCCGCCAATGATTTCCTCTTGCTTTGCCCACCAAATAGCCCGATTAGGCTCATGCTGAATGATGGACATTAGTTGATGTGCGCCCTTCATAAAGCACAAATCACAGTTTCCAAGCGGTGTTATCTTGTCCACAAACTGAAGACCAAGATCGAAATCGTTTTCTTTCCAAAACTGCTGGACATGGGTTTGGGTGACACCAGCCAAGGCCAAGGGTGCATGGACTGTTTGCCGCAATTTACTGACTCGCCTTGGTTCATCAGCCCGAATCCCTGCAAAAGTCTGAAATTCATCAAACCCTTTTGACTTCATGAGGCGAGTTATCGGGTGAATCTTGAGTTCTGTTGTACAGAATCGCATAACTGAGTTTGGCAAAAACTGCTTTTGTCGAATCATCTCGGCAAAGGGTTCACCATCTCTGGACGCTGCTTTAAAGTCAACTTCAACAAATTTCTGCGGGTTTTTAGCAAACTCAAGCCAAACGATAGGGACATTCCAATTGTTAGAGCAGGCTTGTACAAACTTCAATGTGGCCTCATCTTCCTTGCCAGTATTGGCAAAGCAAACAACAGCCTCGCTTGGCAGTTGCCCCCCCCCAGCTTCTAATACTTTATACAACATATATGCACTTGTGCGCCCACCGCTAAAGCTAATGCAAGTTGGTTCAGTTATTTTGTAAGGGTTCATGCAGCCTCCATGATTGCTACATCCACCCCAGCCACTGCTGAATAGACCTTTTTGATGTTCAGCTCGACCACTTGGGTGTCATCAAGATAAACCGTGCCGTTCATTGCATCCAAAAATGCCTTTGCCACATTGTCAATGTCAGGCTTCTTTGCTGGGCGCTCAGAACCGCTTAAACAAGCCTCTGTGCGCTTTTTTGAGTACGACTGTGGGATTGGTGTCCTGATGTACAAATAAACGCTCACAGGCGTTTCTAGGGGCTTGCTTATCCCCATTGCTTTGCTGGCGCACAGTTGGATTGCGGTTTCGTAATCAAGAGTTGCTTGGTCGGTGTAAACCTTGGTGAACTTCCCGTGTCGGGAAAACCTCGGTCTGCCTTTGCCCTTGGGTTCAAGCGGCACATCAAAGACGATTGAAATCACGTTGTCTCTCCATTTCTGCAATCAAGGTATCGAGACCAGCCTGGCCACGGCGCTTCTTTAGGCTCATCTTGACATCCAGCCACCAAGCCTGTGCTTTCTGCTGCCCCAACTGCTTCGCTTTCAGTCGGTATCTGCGAATCCAGTCTCTCGCCTCGGTCTGGCGCAAGGTCTCCAGCATCTTGCAACGCTCGGTTGATGTCAGCAAGGCTAAATTCTTGGCCTTCCCGTCTTTTGTCCAGTAGGGATTTGTGGTCATATATCACTTAAGATTCTCCAAGCTGTTGCTGCACACAATGGAACTTGTCCATTTCCAATGGCTTTAAGTCTGTCCACCCTAGCGGCCACCCCATCAGCCACTCGACCCACGTTGGGTTCAACTTGCCACCATTCCCCGCGCCCATTGACCTTGCTTCCTCAATGGTTGTGTTGGCCTTCAGTTGCGCCCATGCTCCCGAGCCACCGCACATACCCTTCGTCCTGGGCGTAAGCCAATTCACTTGTGCTGTCAGGGTTGGGGTGTTCCGTGTGTGTTCGCTTGGTGCATTGGTTTCCTTCGCCATGTGCGCTGTCGTGGTCGGCCAAAGTCTCTGACCCACAATCGTTTCTAAGTTTGGATTGCGTTTGTCGTTCCATGCTGACTCTGGCGTTATCGTTGCCGCCATTGCCGAGCAACTTCTTGGGGTGGGCCAGCTTTCCGACAATCCAGATTCTGTCCCTCTGATGGTTTGCTCCAATGTCCGCTGCTCCCAACACTCCCCATTTCGCATCAAACCCCATTGCGGCCAAGTCTCCAAGAACTCTTCCAAGTCCCCTAGAAGTGAGCATTGGTGAGTTCTCCACAAAGACGTATCTGGGTCGTACTTCACAAATGATGCGAGCCATTTCTGTCCACATTCCGCTTCGTTCTCCGTCAATTCCTGCGCCTTTTCCTGCTGCGCTGATGTCTTGGCAAGGAAATCCTCCAGATACAACGTCAACAATTCCTCGCCAAGGTTTGCCGTCAAAGGTTTGTACATCATCCCAAATTGGGAAAGTCGGGAGAAGTCCGTCATTTTGTCGGGCGCACAATACGCTTGCTGGGTAGGCTTCCCATTCAACGGCGCAGACTGTTTGCCATCCGAGAAGTTTTCCCCCAAGTATTCCTCCACCAGCGCCTGCGAAAAGAGCCAGCTCATTCATGATGCCTCAAAGCCGTGCGCCATGCCTCACGCTGGATTTTGCTAAGGTTTTCCCCAGCCTGTTCTTTTTGCCGCAAAACTTTTGCCCATTGCTTTTGGTCTTGGTTGGTTGATGAAAGTTGACGCAAATTCTGTATTACTTCCCTTTTTTCTGCTTCAGTAAATTTAATTGGCGGTAGGTTGTCAGTTTGTTTTGAGTTGGTTTTGTAGAAAAGGCTTTCTGTAATCTGCGGCCATTTATGTGGCTCTTCCCATGCATGGGCTGAACACAGGCGGCTTCCACGGTCAACTGACCAGCGGTTTGGGCAACGATGCGCTTGACACATAAGGTGGTCAAGATTGTCCTGCGGCTCGTCTTTTCTGAAATTAGTTATTGCCATGATATTTTCCCTCTACGATTTTTGCAAAATTGGTTGGTTTCAAAATCCACTCAAGGTCGGCAGTGAATGCCCGACCATCCTTGCTGTTGACTTTGCCAGTTAGGAATTTACTTTTGCCAATGTGCTGGAAAAAATCACCCCACCAGTTCAAGACATTTGCAATCTCGATGGGCTTTTCCTGCGCCAGTTCTTCAGCCACTTCCCGCCATCGTTGCCGCAAATAACCCTGCCTCGTTGCATTCCAGACCTCAACCCTGCGTAAAGTTGGCAAGTGCTGGTGGTACAACTCAATGACCCCTTGATGTTGACAGGCTGGTATTTTTGAAGCCGTCATCGCCTCAAGTTCGCCGTCAGGCGGACATATATATGTATTTACTTGGTTATTGGTTATTGGTTCTTGGTTAGCATCAAAAACAGGTGCATCCGCAATGCGTTCGGTATGCGTTCGCATTGCCTTCGCATTCTTCCATCGTGCGTTTGCACTTTCTGATGCCTTCCCACTCTTTTCATGGTATCTGGCAATTTCCTTGTCACACCTGTTGTGCCGCCATCCATCTTCATGCAAAACAAAGAAATGGCGCAGTATCAAGCGCACGGTTTTTTCATCCGAACGCATAGCAAACGCAATGCTTTCGCAATCGTCTTGTAGTGGCTTTTCGTCAAGGTAATATCGCCAGAGCATCCTCAGATAAACGCCCATTTGGTCGTTGCTAAGGTGTCCTGTGTCTTTTAGGAAGTCACCAATGTGGTGCGTGTAGTAGTGCATATAAACCTCACGTTGTCGGTTGTCGTTACTGGAAAGAAGCCTCGGCAGGACGGTAACGAATCGTCTTTTCCCCCGCTAAAGGTAGCCGTGCCTCAACTATAAATCAATAACAGTTGGTGTTGCAATTATTTCCATAACAGCAGGTGGTGCAGGTTACATACCTTCCATTGGCATAGTAGGTATGAGTTGAACAAGCCGCCCAGACCGTTGTTGTAGATGCTGCAATCCAGATTGCAATCAGTGCTTTTTTCATATTTCCTCCGTTAAAAACCACTCAGGCTTCAAGTCCTTGAGCTGGCGCAAGCGCAACTCAGGGATTTGCGCCTTCCACTGGCAGACCGCAGGCTTGCTGATGCCCAAAAGCCTCGCAAGCTCACTCTGTGACCCTGCCAATTTGATAAGTTGCTCTTTTGTCATTGCGGCATTGTAACTTGGATTAACTTAAAAGCAACACTAGGGAAAGTCCCTATAAAAAACCCTTTACAGGCAGTTAACTTTGCTTAATAATGCACCCATGCCCCAGCAATTCCGCACAGGGTCTTTAAGGAAAAGCAAGATGAATGTAACTAAACAAATTCGCGGCAATTGCCAATGCTGCGGTCGCCAACAAGCTGTTGTTGGTGGCTTAATGTCCAAGCATGGTTACACAGTAAAAGAAGGCTGGTTTTCTGGTGTTTGCTCTGGTCGCAACTTCCCACCAGTCCAAGTAAGCCGCACCATGACAGACAAAATTATTTCTAACATTAGCGCAGAAATACCTGAATTGATTGCCAAGGCTGAAAAAGTAAAGTCTGGTGAACTTACTCCTAAAACTGTAAAAGTTCGGATGATGAGCAAAGAAGAAATCCCTTTTGAGCAAGGCGAGCTTCGCCAACAAGCAGCCGCCAAAACCAATCTGGAATGGGCCTATCGCAATCGCGCAAGAGCAGGCCAAGAATTTATCAAGGCAATGACTGAAGTTGCCGATAAATACCACGGCACAGCATTAATTGAAATTGTTAAGTAAACCAAACGGGGCGCAAGCCCCACAAAGGAAAAACCATGTTTGACATTGAACATTACAAAAAACCAACCAACTGGGCAAATGTTGCCCTCTGGTTTGTATCCGTTGCTGCCATCGTGGTGGTTGCCCTTGACGTATTTGTTTGGAGACCTTAACCATGTATGACGAAGAAGAAGGCGAATTCACCACTTTCCTGATTTGGGATGAAGTCACAGTCAAGTGGACTTGGTACGAAGATGAAGATTGCTATGCCGATGGTCACTTTGACATCTTTGTTTTCAAAGATGGTGTCGATATCACTTACGACTTGCCCAAGCTGCACTTCCAATGGATTGAAGAAGAAGTCAAAGAATACGCTGGTTACGAGCCGCCAAGCCGCCAGCGTGTAGGTCGGGCAATCAATGCACATTTCAACAAAACTTTTTAAAGGGTCAACATGAAACACATCGCAACCGCACTGGTCAAGGCTCAGAAAGCCTTTGGCCCTGCCCTCAAATCTTCCACCAACCCGCACTTCAAAAGCCGCTACGCTGACCTTGCCGCTTGTGTTGAGGCAGTCATTCAAGGGCTGAACGACAACGGCATTGCCCTGATTCAAAAGAACTACGACTGCAACGATGGGGTGATGGTTGAAACCGTATTCCTACACGAATCAGGCGAAATGCTCGAATGCGGCATTCTCCACGTTCCAGCCGCCAAACAAGACCCGCAAGGGTTTGGTTCTGCCCTGACTTATGCCAGGCGGTACAGCCTGATGGCTGCCTGCGGTATTGCACCAGAGGATGACGATGGCAATGCAGGGTCACGCCGCACCGAGGTTAAGTCCGAGGTCAACGAAAACCAAATGGCTGACCTATTGGCTGCAATGGATGAAGTCACCACCATCGCAGAGTTGCAGAAAACCTATAAAACGGCCTATACAGCCACCAAAGGTGAACAGGCATGGGTTAGCAAGGTCATCGCCAAAAAAGACGCTAAAAAGGCTTTGCTGGAAGGGGCGAAATAATGGACCAAGGCACAACAGAATGGTTTGCCGCTCGATGCGGCAAGGTCACCGCCAGCAGGGTTGCGGACATCATCGCCAAGACCAAGACGGGTTACAGCACCAGCAGGGATAACTACATGGCCCAACTTGTCTGTGAACGCATGACAGGCAAACCAGCAGAGTCTTTTAGCAATTCTGCAATGCAATGGGGTACTGATACCGAACCATTTGCGAGGGCTGCTTACGAGGCCAAGGCTGACATTTTGGTAACCGAGGTGGGGTTCATTACCCACCCAACCATTGCGATGTCTGGTGCGTCTCCTGATGGTTTGGCAGACAAGGGTTTGGTTGAAATCAAATGCCCCAACACCGCCACCCATATTGCAACCCTGCTTGACCAAAAAGTGCCAGAAAAGTACATCACGCAAATGATGTGGCAAATGGCCTGCACAGAACGCCCGTGGTGCGACTTTGTATCCTTTGACCCACGGATGCCAGAAAAATACCAACTATTCATCAAACGCATCAACTTTGACAAACAACTGGTTGATTCGCTTGAGAATTCAGTCATCCAATTTCTGGGTGATGTAGACCTGAAAATCCAACAACTTGAAAGCCTTGCATGAAAAAGATCAAAGACATCACTGTAGTTACTGGCTCATACGTCAACAAGATGGGCGAGGAAAAGAAACGCTATCAAAACATCGGCTCGGTGTTTGAAGATAACGGCAACCTTAAAATCAAGCTGGATGTGATACCCCTGCCCAAGGGTGGGTGGGATGGATGGGCAAACTGTTACGACCTCAAGCCAACTGAACGCCAACAGCCAAAGGAGTTTGACGATGACACTTCAGCAATCCCATTTTAATCGGGCAAGGTCTCTTGACCCAGCCACCAGCCACGCCGCTGCAGACCAAGCGCAAGACTTGGCTCGGCAGCACTTTGACCTGATAGTGGGTTGCCTCCAGCGTTTTGGCGCACGGGGCAAAGATGGCATCGCTGAGTTGACTGGGCTGGATGGCAATCAAGTCGCAAGGCGATTGCCTGAGTTGGCCAAGATTGGCTTGGTGGAGTTGACTGGTCGGGTCACCAAGTCCAAGTCAGGCAGGGCAGAACGTGAATGGTGTTTCGTGCCCATTCAACGGGAGTTGATATGACTGAAGAAGATGAAGCATTTAACGAACTAGAACGCCAAAGCCTGTGGCGTAAACGTGCCGTGCAAAACGTGTCAACCAACCCTTACCGAGATCAAGTTATTGAGGAGGTTGCACAGCATATCGAGAAAATGGAGGGCTTTGGACAGGACACATTGCACAGCTTTGCGATTTACATTCGGGGATTGAAATGACACAAGATGAAGTGATTGTGATGGCTAAACAAGCTTGGGCTGATGCTGGAGACGCATGGGTCGCAAAAGAATGGTTTGATGACAGAGCAAAAGCATTTGAAACCTTTGCCAAACTGGTAGCAGAAAAAGCAACAGAAGAAACCAAGGCAAGAACCTATGCTTCTTGGACATTGATGTGCAAAAAGATGGTTGCGCTTGAACGTGAAGCCTGTGCAAAGTTGTGTGATGAGTTGCAGGATATTCCTGCGACTGAGCCGCATCATTGTGCCGAAGACATCAGAGCCAGAGGAGAACAAGCATGATTGAAGCAATGAAACAGGCGCTTGAGGCGTTGGAAAAAAATTACAAGCTAATCAACGGTGAGGGAACTCGCTTTGGTTTAGAGGGTGCTATGGATGGCTATTACAGTGGATGTTTTGATGTTGATGGAACAAATAAAGAAACTGAAAATGCCATCGCATCCCTACGCCAAGCCATTGCAGAGTTGGAAAGCCAAGAACAAAACTTCTGCCCACGATGCGGCAAACGCACAAACGACATCCATACTTGCACACCACCACAGCGCACATGGGTAGGGCTGACGGATGAGGAAGTAGAAAGCTACTGGGACTGGGAAGACTTTCAGTGCGGTTGCGGGAAGGGAACTTTGCTGGAGATGGTGCGTGACATTGAAGCCGCATTAAAAGAAAGAAACACATGAGTTGGAAAGATTCAACACTCAAGTACATCAAGGAACTGATGAAGCCAAAGCCCATCAGCGAGATCATTGAGAAGGAAATGCGTGAGGCCGTCATCAAGAAGCTGGAGGCGGAGAGTGCCGTGGAATATGCGGCTTCAATCGTCACATACAACGTAGAACGCATCGGTCGGTTACAGCGCAGGCTCAAAGAACATGAGGGCGAAGAATGATATTTGACCGCTTACTTATTGCCGCTGGGTGCTGTTGGTTGGGTGTGGCGGGTTTATTGCCGAAAGACCCACCAGTTCCACCAACTCCAGCACAAATGCAAATGCAGTACAAATTGAAACAACTCAGCAATATTTGTGATAAAAAGAAAAAGTCCCCCAAAGTACAGGAGATGTGCAAAAAATGGAAGTCCTCATAACCATCGCAGTTCTATTTGCTGGCGCAATCATCGGCATTGGCGTTTTATTGGCAATGCTGCATTTTTATGCCGATTAAGCAAACGCCCTTGTCCCTGATTTGTCAATAATCAAGGCCATTTCTCTGGGCTTAATATCACCTGCATTGGGTATGCTGACATGGGTCCAGCGGTCAAACTCCCTGATAACTTGGTCATAAGGCAACCCAGCTTCAATAATCGCCCTGACCACTTCATCGGGTTTCATGCCTGGCACTCGAATATCAGCCGCACACCCACGCCGATGTTGACTGGAATCTTTTGAACCCACTGCATCATTTACGGCTTTTGACCTAAACGCAGAATTCACGATGATTGGCTTGCCGCCAAGCACTTCTTTGACCTGTTCCAAAAACTCAGCCAAGCGCACCAAGTTCTCCAGCTCGGCATCGTTGGGCGTATTGTCCATGTTGCGTTGGTCGGTGTGGGTTAACTCATCAAGTGTGAAGTTTGGGGATAAATTCATTTCATGCTCCTCATTTGGTCATAGGTTTGGATACAGGTGTTGAGTTTTCTGATGGCAGCATCTCCTTCTGCGGTGATGGCGATAAGAGCATCAGCAACCGATCTGTCAAGTTCGGCTGATGCTGTTCCTGCGTCACCTCCGCTGGCAGTGGAGGTATCTGTGGCGGCTTGTAAGGCGCACTGGGGGGCTTTGACAGCAACCCGCAGGCTGAGAGCGCCAGTGGCAATATCATCACGCAAACGGGTCTCTTTAATCTTTGCAACATGGTTTGCCTTTCGTAGTGTCTCTGCATAAGTCTGTGCCACCTTTGCCATCGTTTGCTCAGTTTCCCTTGCCTTGGTATTCAGGGCCGCAATCTCTAATTGTTGGCGTTCATACTCATTCAATTCACCAGCGAAGTACCCAACGCCAAAGCTACTCAGCACCGTCATGATGATGCCAAGAATTACCCAAGGGTTAAACAAACTCATGGCTTGGGCGACTCATCGTTATCAGTAGCTTCAGCCTTGGCGGTTGCATTGGCAATAGCTTTGACACCAGAACGACCAGCAACGCCACCCAATACGCCAGTTATGAACACCATAATGGTGCTGATTTGTTGGGTATAAACCTTGTCGATTGCCGCCATTGCGCCATTCATGGGCTGAGTAACAAAAGAGACTGAGTACAGGAACATACCCATTGAGGCCAACAGAATGGTCACCAAGACCACGATAACGAATGCCCATACCCTGACTTCAATCTCGTCTGCGGTCAGGCGGTTGGTTGTTTTATAGGCAACAGTAGGCATCATTTTTTCTCCTGTTCAGGTTTGATTAACTGGTCTGGGCAAGTGCCAGTGGCAGTGCAGATTGGAGGTTTGCAATCAGCAAGTTCCCAATTTTTAGGGTCTTGGCATGGGTAGCGAAAACGGTCTTCGCACCCGATCAAATACAGGGTTATCAGAAATAGTATCGCTAGGCTTCTTTTCACGTCTTTCCCTTTCAATCTCACGCCTTAACCGTTCAACTTTTTCCACTTGTATTTTGACCTCTTGCTTTGCCTCCAGTATGTCCACATACAGAAACCCAAGCAAAGGCAATAACAACCCGATCAGCACACAGCTAAAAATCCAGCCCATCATATCTGCCGCCAGCGACTTAACAGGAGGAGCCACAACCACAGGTACAGGAGGAATATAGTAGTCGCTATTACTGCCGCCAGCTTTAGCTGGAGGTTTCTTTCCTCTTGCCGCCGTTGCCATCGCATTTGCCTCTCTTGCGCTTCTTTTGCAAGTCTAGCTTTTTCCTGTTCGCCTTGTATGACATCCCGCATCTTGTGGACTTCTGAGTACAGCGCACCCATTTCCTTGGGCGATTGATACACCATCGTCTCCCTAATTGTCACAACCAATCTATCCATCTCCTGCTGTGCCATCACTCGCTTGAGCGCCGCTTCCATCAAGTTTTGATCTGGGTCATAAACTGTCAGGCTTTTCTCTTCCTCTTCTCTGATGTGTGCCGCTAACTGCTCTTGCAGTCTGAAAAACTCAGTTAGGTTTTTTACAATGTCGATCTTGACTTGTGTCTCGTCAACTGCGACATAGGTTGACCTCTTTTTCGCCACAGGCTTGGACGCTTGGGGCTTGGGTTTAAAAAAAGCAAGTAATTGACCCCAAAAGCCATGCACTTCTTTGCCAATGGCGATAACCTCATCAGCAGTCTGCTTAATCTCAACGAAAGATTCTTTTGCCTGTTTGTACAGCTCGCACCCAGCTTGTATTTGCTTAACAAGTCCTGCGGCAAGCAGACAAATGCTGATCGGATCAATTTACAGCCCCAGTATTTTTTTGACCAACTCACCAGCAAAGCCTGGCCCCAGCAACACAGCCGCAATCACCACATAAAGCAAATACTCAATGCGGGTCATGCGTTGTGAGCCTGAATCAAAAGACTTTTCGATAGCGGCATATCTGGCTGAACAAACTGCCTCATGCACCGCTAGCCGTGTGTCGGTATCCTCGGCCATTACATACCCTCGCCCTGCACGATGTAAACCGTAGAGGCGGCAGATGCCAAGCCACTGAAGAATGATGCACGCCCAAAGCGCAAGACTTCAACAGCACCAGGCACTAGCACAATCGCAGCCGAGGGTGTGCCAGCAATAGGGGCCACAGCGTTAGCCGTAGCAATCGCGGCAGTTGGGCCTACACCCAAAAACACTGTGTTGGTGCTTGAGTTGATGATGCGATACTGCCCTGTGCCTTGAGCATCAAAGCGTGCGTCAACCAGCGCTTGAACGCCAGTTGGGGCAACAGCAGCAGCAGGGACAACAACTGTGCTGCCAAGGGGTGCAAATGCGATTTGTGAATTGGTTGCCATGATTTTTCCTTGAGTTAAACGCCGAGGTTACCGGCTGCGATAAATTCGTCAGCCACGGGACTGATGAGCGAAATAACAGCGTATTGTCCCATCGTACTCAGCAAACCGGAGTACGAGTTGAGAGTAGCAGCACCAGCAGCCACTGTAACCTTACCAGCGCCGCCCTGAATGATCGTGCATGAGAACGCCTTGCCAAGACTAACCGCACAGGTAATAGTGACAGCCGAGCCGCTGGTGCAGTAAATCACCTTGCCATTGTCAGCAGCAGACAGAGTGCGAGACGCGCCTGCTTCTGTAATGATGCCGTCAGGACTGAGGATGAACGCTGGCGCAGAGCCTGGTAAAAAAGCAACGGTTTTTAACATGATGGTTCCTTAATCCCAAATGCGGTACGGTGTACCAGATACAGTTATTTTGTACGGCTTGAGTGCTTCTGGCAACTCGCCGCGCATATTGACGTGCCAACCAGATGCGTTGGGTATGCCCCCGATCACATCAAGCAAGTATGTCGGCAGTTCTGCAATACGCTTGCCGCCATCAAGGTCGTCAAGCTCTACCAATACACCAGCAGCCATCAGCTTTGATACCGCTTCTTTTTCAGAAACAAAACGTAAATGAATGTCTTTGTTGTTCATTGTTTGCCTTATTTTGAAAATGCTTGAATTTCAGCGTTGGTTAACTTCATAGGCCAGTAGTTGAACTTTTGCAAGTGACCATTGAGGAAACGTGCAGAATCACTTTGCTGGCCCAATGAAAGTCTATCCATATTGGAAAGTGTTAGACTTGCCGCCGTATTAGCAGCAACAGTTGTGTTCAAAGCACGATCTGCGGTAGAGCCATTAAAACCAATCACAAAATTATTTACTGTACCGTTGGTTTGTGTTCCACCGAACAATGGCATTGTTGTTGTCGCGCCACCAGAATTTCTAGTAACATTTGTTACGCCAGTTGTTACAACATAAGCAAGTAACGTGTTTGTTGCAATGCTTGCGCCTTGAGTAACCGACCAATGATGCCTGCGGTTTCCAGCCGCCGCATCTATAAGGCCAAATGTGGTTGCAATAGATTCGATGCTGCCTGCGGTCGTACCGAACCAATCAGTGAAATTCGACCCAGTCATTGTTGCAAGATCAGCAGTGCGTGTGACTTGCGATGCTGCTGTCGGAATAAACGAGGTGGCAAACGCGCCGAGTTCAAGGTTGCAGAACTTCACATCGCCAGTCACGGTCAGCGTCAAACTGCCAGCAGTAGGTGTAAAAGTCAGCGTTGTGCGAGTAGGGTAAGCGCCAGTCCCTGTAACGGTGGCGCTAGCTGTTCCAGACAACACAACTGAACCTGTGCCATAAAACGACAAAGTGTGAGCAGCCGCAGTAACAGTGACAGACTGCGTTGCCAAGTTTGTGCCATCAATCAAACTGTTCAGCACAAGGTTGGTTCTGGATTCTTCAATCAGCAACCCTCGACAAACAAGCGTAGTCGGGTTGTAGTCAAAGCGCGGGACATCTGCATTTGCTGCAACAATCACGCCCGACGAATTTGTTACAGTTGCCGTATTGCCTGTGCGGGTAAACCCAACACGGGCATCAAGAAGTGCCGTAGTAAAGTCCAGCGCAAGGCTTGGCAAAACTCGCTCTGTCGCTGTTATGGCGTATGAAGGCGCAATCATTTCATATCCTCATAAATTGGGTCGCCATATTGTTGTTCAAACATTGGTTGAAACATTTTAGAACCCTTACTTTGCAACCCAGCCAGTATTACCTGTGCCAGATTCTTTGACGTAAAACGAAGTTCCAGCGCCGCCGTCTGTGCGTGAAAAGAACGAGCCAACACGTGCAGTTACAACACCTTCAGGACTCCCTGTCCCTTGTGACCATGTGGGGCCAGTTGTGCTGCCAAGACGAATTGAGCCACCAACGAATCGGTATTCACCTGAGTCGATTGTCCATGTTTGACCTGTAATGTTAGTTGTGGACCTTGACAAAGACCAAGCCGTTGTTCCAACGGAATACGCATCGGCAAGGGTTCTAAAAACAAACGATCCAGCACTTGAGGTGTTGGCAAACTCCCAGACTTTTTCATCTAAGGCCAAATCGGTTTGCTCAAACTGAACCCTGTTGCCAATGTTGCTAAACCTTTGTGTGCCTGCTGTAAATTTTGTGACGTTGCCAGAAAACTCAGGGCCAATCGTTACGTTTCCATCAGTGTCAACGTCAAACCCGATTCGATCACTTCCAGTTGTGCTTTGAGAAATAATTTGAACGCTTTGCCCATTGCTGCCAACCAACTTTGTGTTGAGATCGGCATTGGGTAAATTGCGCCTTTGATTAAAGTACCCGCGAGGATTAAAAAGGTCTGGTACGTTATACAAACGAGTGCCTACCGTGGTGTTAACCAATGGGAGCATCCCGATTGAACCAGTAAAGTCAACACCAAATGCGGTGATGATGCCTTTTTCGTAAGTGGGAACGAGTGTGCTGTAAGTGGCTTTCGGGCCGCAGACAAACGCAGCGCCTTGAGTTTGTGATGCGCCGCCAACAGTTGTCTTGTAGGACTTTGGCTCAAAGTAACATGAATAAAACTCAATATCTCGCGCATTGCCAAAGTGCAAGGCAACTGGGCTTGTCCCGTAGGCAGACACATCATTAAACGAAATGCCGCGAGTTGGGTGACCGCTAATTTCAATTGCAGCCCGAATAGGCATTTGCCGTGGAGCAAAATCTGGAGACTGTTCTTCAACGCGAGTTGCATGAGCAAAATCGTTGATCTCGCAGTTGTTGATGCTGCTGTTGGCAAAACCTGCCGTTGGCGTGGTGCGAATTACAGTACGAGTGTCCCCGCTAACAACGATGTTTGTCGTTGCCGAGCATCCTGTAAATGTCAATGTGTTTGGGCTGCCAGCCGTATAAGTTAAACCCGTATATGTTACAGAACCATCGTCTGTAATAAGAGTGCCTGAACTCGCAAAACGATGTGATGCAGTCCATTCGATGGTCAATGTGTTTACAGTTTTTGCAGTAATCGGCCAGACGTCTCCAGACCGGATTGATAAGCCTGATTGAATGACGCCGCCCTCAATATGGAAAAACTCAGCGTAACCACCTGTTTCAGTGGTAGCGCCATCCATTGCCATTGAAGTTGCCAAAAGACCTTTAATATTCCAATAGCCTACGACTTGACAATATTCAACGCGGGTGCGCCAAGGTGATTTTGCCCATACGCCAATATCCCAATCGGCAAAAGGCACAATCGTTGACTGGTTGCCATAACCCTCTACGCCGTAAGTTTCCGATGGGCCTGGGCAGCTAATAACAACCCGCATTTGACGGAGAACAGTTGGATACCAACTATCACTCTCACCAGTGCCAAGAATGACGCCAACTGAAAATTGACGCAGTGTTGCGGGAGTTGCACCACTTGCATTTTTGTTGGTGAAGTCTGCCAACAAATACTCAGCGTCAAACGAGTTGGTGTAGTTGCGAACAGTGTTCGGACGGTCAAAACCGCACTGACGCGATTCGGTCACAAAGTCAACAGTTTTGTTACGCGTTCCAGTCCCTGTAAACAAGAGCACCGAGCCAATGTCATTGGAATAAATTGCTGTTTCAATGTTGGAAAATGGTGCGGCTCGCCATGCGCCTGTGCCGTCACCATAAAAGATTGTGCCAGGTGGGACTACAAGCGTTTCAGTGCATCGATAAACACCCTTTGGCAGGTACACAGAACCGCCAGCACCCGCATTCAATGCTGCTTGAATTGCGGTAGTGTCATTCGTTACACCATCACCAATCGCGCCAAAGTCTGTCACGTTGATTGCGACATTGCTTAGAACCGCATTGCTGTAACGCTCGGTTGCTTCTGGTGCAGAATATACCGTACTTCCATTCCTGTTCATTACTCGGATGCTGTAATTGGTGTTTACATACAGCCGACACGGAGCGCTATTATTTGATGGATAACCAGCGATGGTTCTTATAGGCTGAGTTGCAACGATAGTTAAAGCATCATCCAAATAAACAGTTATTGGATTTGCTTGAGGGTCAAGGTTTGCCTGACCAATCCAAATGTAACCATTTTCCAATGGCTGACCATCAATGTCAGTAAACGTTGGAAAAACTGGTTGAATAGATAGTGCTGACATTTTTTACCCTTTACATATAGCTGGCAATTTCAAGATCGGTAATAGTGCCGGTGCTTGAAACAGGTGGCGAAGCAGAAAAAGCTGCAACGCCGTGAGCAATAACAATTTTAGACATTGTTCCAGCAGTTCGCGTCAAGTTTGCAGCTTGAGTGTTGGATGAAAACGCCGTTCCGCTAGCGAGTGTTACCGCAAGCGTAGAACCAGAACTACCTTGCGTCATTTTCAACAAAGCACTTGCAAGCCCGTTGGAACAAATGTTGTTCATGGACAAGCCTTGCACATTAGCCGTTCCAGATGTCACGACTTCCACCACTGCGTCAATATCATCACCAGTAGAGCCAAAGAATCCGACATTGCAAATCATCGTGTTTTGCAAACTTTCGGTGTCCGCAATAATTTTGATTGGCGTAGATTTCTCAGTGCAAGCCACATCGTTAATGATGGTGTTTTGCATTGCAGATGTGTTTCCCAAGCCAAGAAGCACGACACAATCTTGGCCAAAACTGGTGTTTGTCAACTGTATGTCTTCAAGCAAAACATTGGTCGCCTGTACCCACACAACAGCACTGTCGGCAGGGTAGCCACCACCTGGCTCCGAGTTGTTAACGCAAACAACTTGATTGACGCTTGATCGTGTTGCATCGAGGCCAATATAAATACCAACGCGAGGGTTCCACAGCCTTATGTCCTCAAGCACACAAGTATCGTGTAACAACCCAATCTGGATACCATCAAAATACGAAAACGATCCAGTCGGTTGTTCAAACTGAACGCCTGTAATTTTTACAGCAGCACCACCAGATTCAAGTGCGGTGTAACCGTCATCTACCAAGTCAAAAACTGTTCTGCGCGTGCCAGCACCTTTGAGATGCACGCCGCGAGGGATAGTTACTTTTTCGTCAATTCGATAAGAACCAATGTCTAGCTCAAAGATGCCTTCACGGGTCTGCGATGTAAATGCGCCAAGTGCTTTGTTGAACAAAGCCGTTTGAATCGTGGCTGCCTGACCAACAGGGAAAATACCCCACCAAGCAGCGTACACATGGCGGCTGTCTTCACCAATGCCTAGAGCGTTGTCGCTCTCAAGGCGAATGTCGCCATCGCCCTTAAAAATTTGTTGCTTGTTTGACGCTGTGATTCTGTTGCGAATAGTAACTGTGTTGCCAGTTGGGACTGTGATTGCCGCACCTGCTGAGAAATAAATCGGCACATCAATGTTCCGAGTATTCAGCACGAAATCACCTTCGGGAAATACAACATAGCCATAAGCAGTTGCCATCAAAGAAAACGCTGAATTATTGATAGCAATACCGTCACCATTGCCACCAAAATCATTTATGTTGGCATTGTCTCGCATCTTGTCTTGAGCTGATCGAACAATGGAGCCTGTTGCCGATGGCTCAAAACCAATCCAGTCTGAACCATCATCGCCAGCTAAATTTTCAACTGTTCCGTCTTGGGCCTTGTACCCTGTAAACCCAATCCAATCAGCACCATCTGGATCAGCAATGTCAGCCACCGTACCAGTTTGACCATTGGCTCCAGTAAATGCAACACTCACTGCATTTGTTGCAACATAAGCACCATCTGCAAATTGATAAACCATTGAGCCTTTACTATCTTGAACCAAAATAGAAAAGTTCACGCCGTTCACATAAATTTGTGCAGGTGTTCCAGAGTTTGAAATGTAGCCATTGATGGTGCGTAATGGTTGGGCTGCTTGTATTGTTAATGCTTCATCAAAATAAACAGTAACAGGGTTAACTTGTGGCGACAAGTTTGGCGCGCCAATCCACACATAACCATTGTCCAAAGGCAACCCATCCTGTCCTGAAAAGACTGGGTACGGTACGCTGATTGATAGTGCTGCCATTTATTTATTCTCCTTATTTGCGCTTAAGCAATTCTTCCATTGCCTTGACTGCGTTTTCTTTGTTGATGCCACGCAGATTCTCTGCGCCTTCAGCAAGTAATTCAAGTGCTCGTCTTGCGCCACCACCTCTTGCAATGTCAACCCCAGTTTGCATTGCCTCGGCAACTTGGCCCTTCAATGAAGTCTGTGCCTGCGCACCAAACATTCGATCAAGCTCGTTGACAAAAATTAACTGGTTGATGACATCATCTTCAATTTTCATGCCGTACTTAGTGGCAGTCTGGTTTGCCTGATCGAGTGCATCAATAAGGTTTGCCCGTGTGCCGTAATTGCTGGTCAATTTACGCATGGCTACACCCAGTGCTTTGTCAGCATTAGGCGATTCAAAATTAATCTGTGTCCCTGCGGCTTTTTGCAAATCATCAAGTGTTGATACTGTGTCCGAATACTTTGCGTTTGCTGCTTTGTAGTCAGGAAAAGTATCTCCAAGGGTTTGATTCAAGTTTCTACGCAAGTTTTTCAAAGTACGTTCAGCTTGTGAAGTCAACGGGTTGGCAAGATTTCGCTTGCCATAGTCAACCTGAGTATCAATAAAACGCTTGGCAGTGTGGATGCCATAAGCATCAGGCGGTTTAACAGTGCTCAAACGCTCCAAAACGGCGTTTAAGACCCTTTGAGCCTGCCTGTCTCCCTGTATATCAGAGCCTTGCAAAATGGCTTTAGCAACCCCGTTTGAGTCCACTTCTACTCTTACGCCCAAAGCACCAAGGTCTTCAATAAACGTATTGATAGCTGGGTCAAAGTTCACGCGCTTATCACGCAACTGACTGTTGGCAACTTTGTTGATTTCGTTTCCAGCCTCTTTATTGGCTTTAGTTAAAAATGAAATTCGTGATTCGACCGTATCGCCCAAAATGTCAGCGGGTCTTGTTGTCGCCCTGAATCTTTCACTCTTTTCGCCCATTTTGAAAATGTTAAGCATCTTCGACATGGCTTGGCGGTCTTTTTCGGTTGCAGCTTTAATACTCGCAATCGTGCCATCTTTCCACCCTTGTTTGATGGCATCAGCCGCCAAGTTATCAGGTACGACCTGAGTCCCTGCAACCCTGAAATTAACAACATCAACAGAATCAGGGCTTTGCGTAATGACTTTTTTAAGGGTT